AGATCAGAAATCGAAGTCTGGAATAATAATCCAGAATCTATTGACATCATTCGTTAAATGTATTATACATAATAATAGTGCGGGTGTCGTATAATGGCATTACCTGAGATTTCCAATCTCATGACGGGGGTTCGATTCCCTCCACCCGCTCCAAACTTGACATGATGAATCAAATGAATATAGGATAAAAAATGACTAAAGTTGTAGCAAAACATAAAGTCGATTGCGAAGAGGTTCTAGGAACTTTTATCGACGAAACTCACTTTGATGAAATTATCAAAGAGGATATGGACCTTTATGCGATTGATCCTGTAGATCCAGACAAAAAAGATGAAAGCAATATAATTTTTAAATATCGTAAAGGTGTCTTTACAAAGAAAGAACAGGAATCTGCTTATGAAGGTTTACGTCCTGCAGCGACCGAATCTCAAAACAGAGGTATTGCAGCTGGACCAAGAGGCGACAGACTTAACGCTAAAAGTCGAGGTGGGCGTGATTGGGTAACTGATTATCAAATGGATGTAATTGAATATTATGAAGATCCTCCATTATTCGGAGAATTTCCTACTGAATCTAGCAAAAAAGTAGATGATACTCGTGGTATCGTTTGGCTTAGATCTAAGATTACTCCAAAATATGGAGAATATGAAGGATGGTTTGATAAGTGGATTGCAGAAACTAAAGACTTTGACACAAATCAAAAGAAAGAAGCTGCAAAAGAAGTTCGTACTTATATGTCTGACACAAATTATGCACAAGCTGTCATGTCGGGTATTGCTGGTTTCTATGATCGTTATCCTCGTATACCCTATGGTCGTGCTTGTGGTTTTAACGAAAGACATCCAGAACTTTTTGTAAAATCTTTTCCTTATCTTCGTAAATTGAATGAGGTGTTTAAAAAAGAACTTCCAGTTAGATGGGGCGCTCAAAGGGCTGCAGCAAATAAACTTGATAAAAACTTTCTTATTGATGAGACAGTCTTCACAACTCTTACTGTTAATTATGATTGGAGAACTGCAGCCCACAGAGACGCTGGTGATTTATCTTCTGGTTTCTCCAACATCTCAGGTATCGGCAAAGGATGGAAAGGATGTGTTTTCGTTCTTCCAGAGTATCGAGTTGGCATCAATCTACAACCAGGCGATCTATTGTTGGTTAATAATCACGAAGGTATTCACGGAAATACTGAGTTCGAAGGCGAAGATAATGACCGAGTATCTATTGTTGCATATTTCCGAGAAAAAATGCTTAGTCTAAAATCTTGGGAATATGAACAACTTCGTAAACAATTTGTTGAAGAAAGAAGGAAAAATCCAGATCACCCTAATCAAAGACATCTATGGAATGGTGTATCTCCTAATATGTGGGAAAGCGATGAGTGGGCTGATTATCTCAACCTATATAATATGGAAGATGAAGATGGGAATTTCAGCACTAGTTTGGAGGATTTCTTTGCCACATAATAATCATATTATCGACGGATATAATAAAGACATTGGTTATATGGGTCCAGATGGAGCCAGGGATTATTATCTTGAACTGACTAAAGATTGGGAGGATCCATATGGTCCACCAGTAGAAACGCATCACGACGGGGTAAGAGTCGTGCGTGATGATCTATTAGTTGGATCGAAGGTTCGTGGTGCAGACTGTTTGGTTTCTTCGCTTCCAGAATATATTGATACGTTAGTTTATGTTCAACCACGCACTGGATTAGCTGGTGTATCTCTCCTGGATGTTGCTAAAAATCGAAATATGAAAGTACGTTTATTCATGCCCTCTTGTAAAACTATTTCTGAACAACAGGCTTGTTGTATTGAACGAGGTGCCGAGTACACTTTCTATCGTATAGCCAGGATGCCTAACTTAAACAGGTATGCTAAACAATGGTGTGATGAAAGAAAGAATGTTTTCTTCGTTCCTCCAGGGTTAAATCACGAGTTGGTTACTGCAGGTATCGTTAAGGTTGCTTCAAAAATGAAGGCTCCAGATGAGGTATATTGTGCCACATCAACTGGAGTTCTAACACGTGGTTTACAGATTGCTTGGCCAGATACTAAATTCACTTCGGTTTGCGTTGCTCGAAATATGAAGGCTGGTGAACTAGGTAAGGCAGATCCAATCTCAGAACCATTAGAGTTTACGGCTAAAGAAAAGGATGAAAACCTGCCACCGTTTCCTTGTATGGAAACATATGATGCTAAAGTCTGGAAGTATATTCCTAAAAATACTGGTAAAGATATACTTTTTTGGAACGTAGGTAAGGCTCCAGTCTTGACAGATGATTCATTATACGATAGTATAGATGGATGGAGACAGTGGGGAGAAAAGAGATGATGAACCCAGATAGTAAGCATCCTATTGGTTCTTATTGTGAATTATATGATATTAAACCAAATATGGAATTAAAGAAAGGTATGGACTTCCGTAAACCTGAGTACAGGCGTGAGGTCTTTCTTCGTTTCTATGAGTTCCATTTAAAGTATCGAGCGCACCCTGGTGCTGTATATTTTATGTTTCCTTATCTACAAAAGAGATTTGAATTAGATATGGAGGATATGTTATGGGTCACTTTTATTAATGGGCTATCTCAGCATATTGTAACTACCTGGGATATTTTTAGTAAGTTTCCTAAATTTACAGCTGATAAGGATGAGGTTCAGCAGTATATTTTAGATAACTGGAAACTCCTGGGTTGGGATATGGACCGCCGATATGTTAAAACTAAGTTCGGTGAGTCTCTTGAGAAGTATCAACAGCTGATTAAGGATTCAACAGAGAGTAACACTCAGGTAGAGTACTGGGATAGACTATGTAATACTGATGATGAATATGAGAACTTTCGTAACTGCTGGACTGAGGTTATGAATAAGTTTGCTTATTTTGGTCGCCTTTCAACATTCTCTTATCTGGAGTATCAACGTATTATAGGTTTAAACCTAGATTGCGATAATTTGTTTTTAGAAGATATGAAAGGCAGTCAATCGCATCGGAATGGTATCTGTAAAGTCCTGGGTAGAGATGACATGGACTGGCACGATAAACTAAACCCTGACTTTGAAGGATACCGTGAAGAGCATATCGAATGGTTAACTGATGAGGGTGCCAAACTATTAGAGGAAAGTAGAGAGCGATTTAAGGATAAAGAGTTCTATAGAGATGTCAGCTATTTCACACTAGAGTCTACACTTTGCTGCTATAAATCCTGGCACCGTAAAAACCGTCGGTATCCTAATGTTTACATGGATATGTTTCACGATAGGATTCGTAAGGCAGAAGAGGCTTCTGAAGGGACCAAAGATATGTCTCTGTTCTGGGAGGCTAGGAAAGAAAACTTACCAGAGAATCTACGCATAGAGGATGTCCCTGGTGACGTGGGTTTGAAACCTGAGAAACAGAATCATTACCGTCAGACAGGGCAGGTCATTATGATGAACGAGGAATGGTCTTGCTTTGAGAACAATTATAATAAGAAAAAAAGTTTGTTTTGTTAAAAAAAGAGCTTGACATTTGATACAATAAGGATTATATTATGTATATGAACTAAGACAGGAAATGTATTATGAGCAAGTTTGTGAAGTGGTCTCCTATCTTTAATCCAGATGGTCTTCGTCCTAAGGTGACCGACGAATATCTTGGATTCGTGAAGAAGAACGAGAATGGTCTTTATATGGGCGGATGCTATATGTATGCATACGATACTTCTGGATCTATCGTGTCTGAAACTCCAATCCATCTTGACAGTCGAGTCATTTATATCGGGGCCGCTGGCTCAACTAAGCACCGTGGTATTCATCACCGAACCGCTGATTTTGCTGGCTCTATTACTAACGGGCACAACCAGCGTAAGCCATATCATAATGGAATGATCTTTCGAGATAAGTTTGGCGTTGAAAATCGCACAAACTTATACGTCGCTTACATGCCTATGGGGTATGGTATTAAGCAGGAAGTGCACGATATGGAAATCGCACTCATCAACGAATACCGAAACCATTTCGGTCAACTTGGTGCTTGTCACGGGTCTTGGGCAGAAACTCCAACCCTAGATAGTGTGAAGATGATGATCCCCGGTCTCGATCGAGATGACTCACTAGAACTTATGAAGATGATGATCCCCAATCTCGATCGAGATGGCTCACTAGAACTTATGAAGATGATGATCCCCGGTCTCGATCGAGATGGCTTACTAGAACTGCGAGATCTTTTCAATTCAGAGTTAGAAGGAGATTAAAGAAACAAAAAATGAGAGCAAAATATGTGTAAAATTATTGGTATTGGTGGTATGCCTGGAACTGGTAAGACCACACTAGTAAAAAAATTTATGGAAAGAACAGACGATTGGAAAGTCGTAAAACCAGTGCCACTTCTTGATGCTCTTTATAGCGAAAAGCTTGACTGTTATGTTTTAGGCAAGTATGATCCTTGGTATCCATCAGAAGGTTATGCTATGGGTACGGATCGTTTATCTATGGCAGTCCAACCTAATGCAGAAAAGTTTATCTCTGAAACAAACTCTTCAGTAGTATTCGAGGGCGATCGTTTATTCACTGGTAAATTTTTGGATTTCATTATTGTAGAAGATAAGGAATGTTTTTTCTTGATTCTAGAGACGAATGATAGTAAACTAAAAGAACGTTATGATGAACGTGGTAGTAATCAAGATGAAAAGTTTATCTCTGGTAGAAGAACGAAATATGAAAACATTTGGTCAGGATTGACTGGTAATTTGTTTTCAGACAAAGATTATATCGCTAAAGTGAAACACGAAACTGAACAAGATACAGTTTCTATTATTGAGGAGTATTTGAGTATATGATTGATTATAAATTTGACGAAGACCGTCTAATTGCTGAATTGAAAGCATATATAGATAGTACATACGATGCACACTACTCGCAGACAAAGTTTCAAGCAACAGAGTTTATTTTTGACTCTGGTCATGGAATGGGTTTCTGTATCGGTAACGTTTTGAAGTATGCTCAACGTTATGGTAGAAAGGACGGTTACAACAGAAAAGACTTGATGAAAGTCTTGCATTATGCTATGATGGCATTACATTTACATGATAAGGAGGATTTGAGTGGAAATTCAAGTAACAGTTGAAGAGTTGCGAAAAAGAAAGATTATGGTTTGTACTCCAATGTATGGAGCCAT